CTGCTACTCTAGCTAAACTAGATGATGATGAACTAGAAAAGATTTGGAAACAGTCCTACTCACTTGCTGAGTTTGAATCTGCTAAGAACTTTAAGTCATACGAACAACTTAAAGCAAGATTGAGTCTTGTTTTGGGTAAGTCTGCACCTCGTACAGCACCTGTTGTTGATGAGAGTGAAGAAGAAGTAGCACCTGCTAACTGGGGTAAAGAAGTATCAGATTTCAGAGAAAAAGTAGGGGCAACAGCACCTGCTTCAGCAACTGAAGGTGATACGCTCTCATACTTTCAGTCATTAGCAGAGGAGGACTGATTATAAACTGGCACAAGGAGGACTTCATATCCTCCTTTTGCTGTTATAATAATAGTATTAAAGGAGAATTATGAAACTAGCACCATTATTATTGTTTCCATTTCTGATTGCTGGCAGTGCTCAAGCGTATGAGTCACAACCAGGCTGGTCTTCATCGAGAAAATGTATACGTAAAGAATATAGAGAAGAGTATGTTCCTGGCACAGCAAACAGTCCAGGATATGTTAAGTCATGGCATGATACTATTGAAGTACCATGTAGGCCATGGAGATCATCACCTCCTAGAGAACCAAGACCAATCTATCAAAGACCACCATCACCTGACGGTAATGAGTGTAGTGATGGAGCAGTTCTTGGTGGTATCTTAGGTGGAGGTGCTGCAGCAGCACTATCTCAAGGAGATGGACGTTGGTGGGCAATTCCTCTTGGAATAGTTGGTGGTAGTGTGATAGGATGTGACATTGATGGAGGGTAATCCATGACGGAAGAGAAGATCAAAAGTCTTTGTTACACTAAAGAAGAAGTTGATCTTATGATAGCGGCTGCTGTCGCAGAAGCAAAAGAGATTGATAGAATCTCTATGGCAAAACATAACCGAGAAGCTACTATTATTAGTATGATTCTCGGTTTTACTTGTTTGGCATTGTTTTTGGATGGAACACTAAGATTGCTTGGTATCATCCCACCTTTTATGGACATAGATATAAGTATAGTTGATAAGATTGCAGACAAAGTAGAGACTGAAATCCTCCCACTAGTACAAAAGATACCGAGATTTTAAATGAATGTTTTTGATGACTTTCTTTCTGAGAAAGATGCAGGTGCTATACAATCCTATATGATGTCAGAGCATTTTCCTTGGTTCTATTCATCAGAGGATCCATCTTGTAAGTATGAGCATGTTTTTTATTCTGCTAAAGGGGAGAATCCAGAACCAGATAGAGAAATTGCTGCTGGTACATGTTTAATATTAGATCCTTTGATGCAAACATTGAAAGTTTCTAAACCATTTCTTGTTAAAGCAGTCTCTATTGCACAAACAGATAATATAATACAGCAAGAGTATGCTACTAGTACAAGGAAGACTGCATTTTATTATGTTAACACTAATGATGGAGTACTAGAAATTGGAGATAGTAATGCCTCATATTCTCCAGATAATATAAAGATTGAGAGTCTTGCTAATTCTATTGCAGTATTAGATGAAGGAGTAAGGTATAAAGGATCTACATGTACTGATCAAACAAGAAGAGTTTTTATACGTGTGGAGTATGAAGAGCAACCATATAAAATGATAAAAGTCGATAAATAACTGTTACGCAAAACTTAAATCATTATAAAAAAACCCTATTTTATGAGGGTTTCGTTATAAAATAGTGTGTAAGATTCAACACAATACAAATGTCAGGAGATTTTTTCTCACATAATGATCAACAACCACCTATACCTGTAGAACAGGCACGTGACCTACAACAGAGATGCAGAGCATCTATGGCTATGGATGAGATTAAAGAATCTCGGTGGATTGATACCAATTACATTATCGAATTGGAAACTATGATTGTCAACTCACGGTACAGGACTGGTAGTCCAATGCAAGAGTAGCGTCATATATTATTCAACTTTTAATTCCCAGGAAAGGGCAAAAAAAACTCGGCATATTTTTTGATATGTAGGGTTTTTTCTAATATGAGGAAGTTGCTGCTTCACCACCATCAAATGTTTGAGTTGTAGTAGTGGTGGTTGTAGTTGTAGTGCTAGAACTGCTTGTATTTGTTGTAGTGCCAGTAGTGGTACTTGTTGAAGTTGTAGTAGTTGAGGATTCACCAAGTTTTATAGTTGAACTTCCAGGACCATTATCATAAGATACTATAGTACCAAGTTGGCTTAAGGATATTGTTTCTGAACCAGAAACGTATCCTTTTGTATTTAAGAATCTTTGTGAAACACTTAAAGGTGTAAATTTATCATTTTCATCATCTAATTCTTTATGTTCCTCATAAGCAAGTAATTCGTCAATTTCACTTTCTATTTTATTAATTAGACCTTGAGTAGGAATTCTAATAAATCGTTTTTTATCATTTAAATGAGATTCGTGTTCGTAGTTACTTACTGGATATATTGATTGTTCTTTGGTTCTTGTTGTTCCATCAGGCAGTACTGCTCTAAAAGTTTCGTTAACTTCATGACCTTTTTCAATAACTTTAATATCTTCAAATCCTGCTTGTTCCCATATTACTTCACGTGTTTCCCAATGGTGTAAATCATCTGGATCGTTATCATATTTTTCATTTACATAAATCTGTAGATCCGATTCCCTTTTAGGCCATTGTTCGTAAATATCAGTTATATTGTTTACTAAAAGAATTAACCAATCCATATAAGCAGTACCACATACCGCTTCTGCAACTTGTTCTGGTCTTATGCCATCAGGTAATGTTTTTAACTCAAATTGAGTTACATATTGGTCTATATCTTCTCTTATTCTAACTCGTCTGAAGATATTTTTAACAAGGTCGTGTGTAAAGGCATCATCATCTGTGATACCTTTTCCAACATATACGTTTGGTAAGTGAGAAAAATAAGACATTAGTATCCCTGTGTGCAGTTGTCTGCTGTAAGAAGTGTTACTTCGGTAAATGATAGGTTCATAATAACTGCTGGTACGCTTAATGATCTGACTGTAGGATCATTAGAATCATCAGCTGCAACTCTTTTTAATGCATTATATTGATTATCTGGAGTATAGTTAAGAGTAACACCACTGCAGACTGAAGGCATAATTTTAAAATGTAGATTTGGTGTTATATGGGGTACTGAACTTATTGTCTGATCTGCTGCTAAACGTACAAAATCTATTTCAAACTTATTTGGGATAGAGAAGAATCTTCTTTCCTCTGCTGCACTTCTTATACCACTTGTTCCACCTAATATATCACCTCCAACGAGTTTATCCCATGCAGTTTTACCTTTATTAAAGGCTTCATCAACATTATCTCCTTGATCAGCATATCTATCTGGAGTATCAGTTGATCCATATGGCATTCCAGATAATATATCTCCTCTTTGATATCTTGGATGAGCACCTGCTTTAAAATAATGTATAATTTCTTCTATTGTCTGTGCTTCTTGAGGATCTCTAGCAAACATTTTGAAACTAAAGTTATGCTGACGGAAATTCATATTATTGAATATTTGTTCCGTATAGGGGTTAAATATTCTTCCCCTTGTCATTGCTTCTAGAGATTGCTTATCAACACTACCTTGTAATCCCATCATACCACCAATACTGTTAACTGCAGTTGTTAAAGTATTTGCCATGAATTCTGGAGCAGATGCTCTTGCAGCAGCTTGAAGGACATTGGTTAAATCATTCATGTCATCAAAACCTTTAGCACCACCTACTGCTCCTAGTGCTACACCACCAACCCCAAGATCTACTTGTCTGTAATTAGCAGAGTATTGGGTAGTTATTTGCGGAGGCATTGCAAGATATATTGCAGCAGGAGCTGTACAATATTGCTTTTCGGCTGCTGAGTAATTATATAATGAGTTAGCCTCCATTTTATTACTATCATCAAATTTCATCCTATATTGCTTAAATCTCACATAGTCAACAACCTCTGTTCCACCCCACAAATCAGGATTATTTGAATCTGATGGGACAGGAGGTCTTAATGGATAGGTATAACAAGTACCATTTAGTGCAGACATGCGTTTACTAGGCTAAATATTATAGTGATCATATATTTTATTTATGCGGTCTAAGTATAAAAAAGGCAAATATAAACTTACTAAACCTTCAAAATATAGAGGGGATCCCCATAATGTCATTTATAGATCATCTTGGGAGTTTAAGTTCATGCTATTTTGTGAATCATCCGTACATGTTACTGAGTGGGGTAGTGAGGAAATAAAAATTCCTTACATTCGACCAGATGACGGTAGAGTTCATCGTTATGTTCCTGATTTTTATATGAAAATGAACAATGAAAAATATATTATTGAAGTTAAACCCGAAAGGGAGACTAAAGAACCTGTCTTAAAAAAGAAAAATGATCCAAAGTCTAAAAGGAATTATTTAAGGGAGGTACAAAAATACCTCATAAATAGGGCAAAATGGGCAGCTGCCGATGACTTTAGTAAAGATAGAGGATTAATTTTTAAAATAATTACCGAAAGGGAGTTAAAAGTCTAATGTTTGGATTAATATTTGCAGCAACAGCAATTGGAGCTCTAGTATCTGCCTTTAGTGGTGGTGGTAGTAGTAATAATAGTGGTAATACCTCTGGTGGTAGTAATTCTAGTGTTGCAACTAGTGGTAATACAACTGGGCAAGATCAATCTTCATGGGATGGGAAGTCATACAGTGTTCCCATGGCTAGCGAAGCTCAGTATCCAAGAATAAATGAATTTGTATCATTTTCTCTTAAAAATGAAGATTATACACCTTCTTATACAAATCTCTGGTCTTTTCATATAGCAACTCCACCTATATTGCAGAATGTTATAGGATTTAATAATGCGTATAGTGATTTTAATCAGACTGTTGGACAACCTGGAGGAAATTTTGTTGCTGAATTAGGTAATCTTAGAAGTGCTTTAAATTATTATTGTCAAACAGTGAATCTTCCTAGCAGACAAGCAACAACTGGTGGTTTAGTTAATATTGGTGCTGGTCAAAAATATGCTACAGGACAAGCATTTAGTCAAATAAGTGCAACCTTTATGATACCTAGAAATCAGCATACAAGAAATTTCTTTGAAAGATGGTTGCAATTAATGGCTCCAGATGCAAATCAATATACCGAATATTATAATTTTTATGTTTCACCTAGAATATCAATTTATAAGTGGGAAAGAAGAGCAGGTGCAAATTTACCACAAGGATTTGCTGATCATGTAAGTAGTGGTGGATCTACAAATACTAATGTAAATGCAAATAAATTATATGCGTTAACTGGAAAATGGGAGTTGTGGAATGCATTCCCATACAATATTGGTGGTATACAACTAAATAATGATCGTGCAAGATCTATGACATTGACAGTTGGATTTTATTTTGAGAGATATAGATTCTTCCCTGCAGATGTTAAGGTAGTAGATGAAGTTGGACCTAGAAATGATATTACAATTCCTAGAGATAATGTTATTGAAGGTGTAAGAGATGCATCTGAACTTCAAGTAGGCATTGCACGTACAGTACAACAATTAGTTGTCTCCTAGTCTCATAAATATAATTACTGAATTGAATTCTATATGGCATTACCAAAGCTGAATGTACCTAAGTACAAATTGAAACTGCCTTCTGATGGCAGAACTGTGAATTACAGACCATTCTTAGTCAAAGAAGAAAAGTTGTTACTATTAGCAACTGAAACAGGAGATCAAGCCGATATTATTAGAGCTATTAAGACTATTATTACTGAATGTACTGATATTCATGATATTGACGATCTTCCTACATTTGACATTGAATTTGTTTTCCTTCAGATTCGTACAAAATCTGTTGGTGAAGCTGTTGATGTGTCTGTTGTTTGTCCTGACGACAATGAAACTCAAGTTGAGGTTTCAATACCTTTAAATGAGATAAAAGTTACTAAGACAAAAGGGCATAAGACGGATCTAAAACTTAGTCCTGAGATTATTCTAACTATGGGATATCCTAGTTTGGATAATTTTGTTAAGATGAATTTCTTGGGTGAAGAACCTGGAGTTGATCAAATATTTAAGATGGCTGCCTCATGTGTAAGGCAAATCTCTGATGCTGAAGAAGTATACGAAGCTTCTGATAGTACCGAAGAGGAGTTAGTTGAGTTTTTTGATCAATTGAGTAGTAAGCAGTTTTTGATGGTTCAAAGTTTCTTTGAAACTATGCCTAAACTATCCCATACTGTTAAGGTTACTAATCCAAATACTAAGGTCGAAAGTGATGTGGTGCTTGAGGGTCTAGCTAGTTTTTTCGGATAGCTCTTCTCCATACAAGTCTCCAAACTTATTATGAGGTAAATTTCTCTTTAATGCATCATCATAAATGGTCAATTGATACAGTTGACAATTTAATGCCTTGGGAGAAAGAAGTCTATATGAATCTTTTGGTCGGATTCCTTAAGGAAGAAGAGAAAAGAATGAAGGCACAACAAGCAACAGAGAAGAGATCGTACGGTGGCCACTAAGATTTCACCCTATAAATTAGTCAATATAACTGGAGCAGCAGGTAAAGTGACTCCTTCTGTTCGTGCTGCCAGAAAAGGAATATATGCTAAAAATAGGCTAGGACTTGCTGTACATAGTCTTGGGGGTTTAGTTGGGTCGTTAAGTGATATTGCTATATCTAATGTTAAAATTGATGTCTTAGAAAAAAGATTAGCACGTAGAAAGAGTCAAAAAGAGAAAGACCAAGAGGCAGAAGATTTTGCAGAAATGCAAAAACTGACTAATGATAAGAAGGGAGAAAAAAGAAAACCAACTAAGAAGGAAAAGAATAAATTTGGTAAGATTTTTGGATGGATGGGAAACGTTTGGGGTCCTATTGCTAAGTTTATAGTACAACTTCTTAGTTTTTATGTTATAAAGGATCTATTAAAATGGGTTGGAGATCCAGATAATAGGGAGAAATTACAAGTATTTGTAGAAAAATTTGTATTTGTTGTACAGAAGTTATTTGATTTTGCCAAGTGGATAATTGGTGATAATATACTGGACGGGTTAACAGGTCTTATTAGTGGTAAGGATGAAGATGGCAATCCTATAGGATTCTTAGGACAAGTTAAGAATTTAGGTAAGCTTTTATTTGGTTTTATTAGTTTACGATACTTACTCAATCCTTTTGCATTAATTGGTGACATTGTAGGTCTATTAGACTTTATAATGAATTGGAGGGTTCCTGATTTTGGTAAAATGAAAGGACCAAAAACAAGAATTAAAGGTCCAAAAACAAAGGGTAAGATAAAATTTAAGAAGAAGAAAACTAAGTGGTGGGAGTTCTTTAAGAAGAAGAAAACTTCTATTACAAGAGCTACAGATTCTTATAGAAGATTTATTAAAGGTACTTCTAATTTTGGTGATAGGTTAAGATTACTTCGTAGAGGTCAAATAGGTTTAAGGGGATTATTTAAGAAAGGTGCAAGAGGTGATGATCTTTTAAAAGCTAAGCAATGGAAAATTCCAAGTGGAATTCGTGAGTTTCCAGGTAAAGCAAAGGATTGGTTTGGAGCAAAAACAAAACCAGTAATTAAAGGTTTTCAGGAAACTGTTGATGGTTGGAAATTAGGAGACAAGTTAAAGAAACTTCCTGGACAAATTAGTGGTGGATTAAAGGATGCATGGACTGGTATTAAAGGTCTGAAAGATAGTAAAGTTGTAAAGGGTGCTCAAGAGCTTGGTACGCAAATATCCAAGAAAGCACGAGGAATGTTTGGTACAGCAGTACGAAACACTGGAAGAGGTGCTAGAGCACTTGGTGGATGGGCTTCAAGAAATCTAAACCGTATATACCATCTTCCTGGTAAGATTGAGAAAGGATTAAAAAATAAAATATTTCTTCCAATTTATGAGAAGTTTATTCAACCTGTAATTGGTGCAGTTTCTAGTGCTGGTAATAAGTTATTAGGAGCACTTAATGATGTTCCTTTCATCGGTAAGATGACTGAGGCACTAAGGAAGAAGGGTATAACTTGGGGATCATTTGGAAAATTTACTGGAAAGTGGGGTAAAAGATTAGGTGCTGCATTACCTTTTATTGGTGGTTTAGGTAATTTCTACTTTAGTAAATTAGCGTTTGATGGTGGTGATAATATAGGTGGAGTATTAGAAGGATTAGCAGGTGCGTTAACTATTGGTGGTGGTATTAGTACTGCAACTGGTGTTGGTGCTACTTGGGGTGGTCCAATGATAGCACTTGGAACTGCCCTTGATGCCTATCTACTTGCTAGAATTCTTCCTGGAATTGGTCCAGCGATCTTACAGTGGGAACAGGATGGAGGTCTTCTACAGATTATACCTGGTTTAACAGGTATAGTAGATAAGATGACTGGTGCGATTGGACCCAGTGCTCAAGGTAAAAGTAAGGAAGTTGATAAAATACTTTCTGGAAAGGATGAGGATAAGAAAGGTAGTAGTAGTGGTATATTAGGAGCAATCAGTAGTAATACTGATGTTATGGTTAGTGCTGATAAAGAAATTAAGAAACAAGAGAAAGAGAATAAGAAACCGTGGTGGAAATTCTGGGGTGGTAACAAGAAAGTTGAATCTACAATTACTAAGAAAGATGTACCAGCAGTAACAGATACGAAAGAAGAAGTTGAGAAGAAGAAACCGTGGTGGAAATTCTGGGGTGGTAAGAAAGAAATGGGTGGCTCGTGGTCATCCATGTATAAAGGTCAGACTATTAGTGGATATGGTAAGATTCCACAAGCATGGAACCCATTTAAGGCTGTCTTTGATATTGTTAAAAAACCTTTTGAGTGGGTAGGCGATATAGTTGGTGGTGTTGTTAATTTTGCTGGTGATATTATAGAGGGTATTGGTAATATTGCTAGTGATATAATGGATAGTCAATTGGGTCAGATATTATCCATAGCATTACCTATTATATTCCCACAATATAAATGGATTGAAACTTTAATCACTGGAATGAGGGCTTTCAGTGCATTATCAAATGGTAACCCTATAGCAGCAGTAATGTCTCTTTGGAGTACTGCAAGTAATATATTCCCTGAAACATTTGCAAATATTGGTGATAAAGTTGGTACATGGTTTGATAATAATATTGGATCTAAATTTAGTGGTATATGGGATAAAGGAAAGGCTATCTATGATGGATTTATGGATAGTAAAGTCGGTAAAATATCTTCTGCTTTAATTCAAGGAAATTGGGGTGGTGCAATTGGTGCTGCAATTGAAGGTAGTGGTTTTGAGGCAGGTCTTGCAGCATTTGGAGCACAGATAGATGCTGCTGGATTAAGTGGAGTTCTTGGTATGTCACCAGGTATTACTTCCGCAATAGCAAATATTCCTGGATTAGATCAACTTCCTGGAGTTAACTCTTTAGTTAGTGGTAATTTTAGTCCTGCTGGATTTGTATCTGGTATGGCAGAAAAACATGGTTTGGGTGGAATTTATAAAGCAATGATGGGTGTTGTTGATGGTGGTGATATTCAATCTGGATTGAGAGAATTAGCACCAGAATTAGGTGTTGATAAGAGAGTTCTTGGTATCGTTGATGAAGTTGGAGAAGTGTTTAGGAATGGAAAGATTGATACTGAATATGCTTTACAGACTGCTCTTGAATTAGTACCAATACCTGTTATTGTTGAAAGATTGCAAGCAACTCCTGTTCCAGTTGATTCTAGTTCAGGTGTTGGTGAACAGTTATCAACATCTGGTGGTGTCAGAGGGTTGTTAAATAGAATGGCAGGAGGTTTTGGATAAATGGCAAAAACAGTAAAGATAAACATGTATAAGTTTGTCGATGTTGAAAAGCAATCAGCATCTGCTGGAGTTGGTGGCCAAGCTGAATCTGAGAATAAATTAGTATCTACTATTAATCTCAATACAATGGCTATCAATAATATTGGTAGTGTATTGAATGGATGTATTAAGACTGTAGTAGAACTCAAAGATATTGAAGAGGATAGGTTAGAAGAAAGAAGGAAAGAATTAAGAAAAATAAAACCTACTGATAGTAAGATAAAACCAAATAAATTTAAGAAGTTTTTCCAAAATGTAAGATCATTTAAAGCACCAGGATTTTTTGATAGTCTTTTGGGTTTATTAGGATCCTTATTTAAGTTGATGGTTGTTTGGCCATTGTTGAAATGGTTGGGTGATCCTAAAAATCATAAAAAGATTAAGAATACTCTTATTAAATTGCATAAGATTTTTAGTGCTATTGCGAAGTTTGTTAGTTCCCAAGTTATTGGGATGGTCGATGATTTGTATAATCTCCTTAGTGATGATACAGATCCTTGGACTAAAATAAAGTCATTTGTGAGTATATGGCTTAAATTTGCAGGAGCATTTTTAGCAATTAGATATCTTACCCAACCGTGGAAGATAATTGGCGACTTTATGAGAGTTTGGCAATTATTTGATAGGAGAGGTAGAGCAACTAAATCAATGCTCTTAAAGAGGAAAGGTCGTCTTATGATGACTGGTGGTAGAGCTGGAAAATGGTTCCTTGGTGGGTTCATTGGTGCTACTGCATTGTGGGCAGCAATGGAATTTTTATTCCCACGTAAGACTGCTGAGGGTACTTTAGAGGCTGAAATGGATGCCTCTGGAAATCTGCCTGGTGATGAGGGATATGATGAAAGTACTAGAGGTCACTATGCAAAGTCTGGTGATAAGGATGCTGTAGGGGAACTTGAGAAGAATCAAAGATCTATTGATGCTGCAATGTCAAGACAGCGTTATGGTGATGATTTAACAAACAGTGGAGTATACGATTCTCATCAGAATCTCAATTGGAGAGATGGAGAAACCAAATTAAAAGATCAAGATAAGTTACCAGATAAAGTAAAAAATAAAGCTGATGAAATGCAGAAACAGCCTTGGTGGAAGGCTATTACTGATTTACCTGGAAAACTTAAAGAAACTATTGAAGGGAAAGATGCTGATGCGAAGTATGAAAAGAATAAGGGTCTTCTAGCAGAAATTACTGGTTGGACTGCTGCTAATGACTTAGCAAATAGTACATTGAAGGATATGAGGCAGAAGTATTCTTATGATAAGGATGCTGCTGGTGATGAACATAAGTTTAATGTTGTTCGTGCTGTTTCTAGTATTTTTGGTTCTTTAACTGGTAATGATAATGCTATTCAAGATTCTACTAATAAGGCTATTAGTAGTTTTAAATCTTTTGAAAAAGGATTTAAGGAAAAGGATAGTAAGAGTTTTTGGGATAGTATGAAGGAAGGATTTGGTATATGGAATAAAGATAAACGTGAGATGGGAGGTGGCATTAATGGTATGGGTAGTGGTATAATATCAGGACCGAATTCTGGATTTCCTGTGCATATGCATCCATCATTACCACCTTCCTTTATAGGTCATGGTGTAGAATATGTTGCTACTAAAGGTGACGGTAAAGGATATGTTATACCACTTGATAACTTTGCTACAAGAAGAGATCCAACTATAACTTCAAAAGCAATACGAAGAGCACAGAGTATGGGATTCAATCTCTCAGATCTTGGTGTTAAAAGATTGCAACAAGGTGGTAGTTTTGGACCTGCTTTACATCATCCTACTTCAAGAAGTATTCCTAAATTTAGTGGTATATCTGATAAAGCATTGAATAAGAGAATGGTTGCAGAAGGTAAGAAGGGTGCTAAGAAAACAGATGATCCTGGTCATGATTTATTTAAAAAGTTAATTCTTGCTGAAGCTAGAGGTGAAGGATTGGGTGGTATGGCAATGGTAGCAAGATCTGTTTTGAACAGACAGGCTATTATTGAAGAGACTGGCAATCCAGGAACATTTATGGCAAAGAGTGGATCTCTTCAGGATATTATTACTGCACCTGGTCAGTATTCTCCTATCCAAAATGGTGCTATTGACAGGAAGTTTACTCCTGCTGAATTAGGTCTTGCTGATAGAGCTATTGGTGTTGCAAAGAGTCATGAAAGACTGAAAGGTATTTTGACTACTGGTGGTATTGATGAAAGAAAATTAATGAAACTGATGTCTGCAACTGGATTCCGTAATTATTCTGCAGGTGCTAAGTATGATAGATCTCAAGATGTTAATCAAGTTAAATTTGGAAATCATACCTTTAATACTGCTGGAAATGAGAATTTGGATGCTAGATTCTTGACATCAAATGAGAAGCAGAGTGGAATATTCCAGAAACTACTATCTCCAGACGGACTTAGTTTGGGTGATAAGAATGAACTTAAGAAAGCTGGTAGTGCTTATACTAAGAAGACAGGACAAATAGGTGGTGGTTTATTTGGTGGATTGGGTGGTGGTGCTCAAGAGATGATGGGTGGTAAGAGTGGTGGTGGTTTATTTGATATGTTAACTAATGTATTTGGTCGTGGTGGAGGAGAAGAGCAACAACAGGGTGGTCAAAAAGGTGGTGGTAAGAATGTGAAGAGATCAAATGCAAAGAAAGATGATCAAGCAAAAGTTGAAAGAGCAACAAGAGAGAGGAATAGGGCAAGAGCTGAGATTAATGCTAGAACTAAGGAAATAGTTCAAACAACTTTAGGTGCTGTTGAACAATCTAATGCACAAACCAGAGCATATATATCTGGAGCACAACAAACTGTTACTACTATTGTTAAGAGGACACAGGGTAACCAGCCTGGTAAGGGTAGTTCTCAAGCTCCTGGCGGTATGTTTGGTGCTCTAATTAAAACTACTGCAGCAGTTTTAAATTCATTTAACAATCCATTGAGGTGATAGAATGTCATTAACAAGAACTGGTCCTGGTGATGCTGAAGTAGAATTTAGTATTTACAATAGCGGTAAAAGAGTTGAGACATCTACTGGTAAGTATGATTTAACAGAATATTTGGCTGGTTGGGAAGTATTTGAAAGTATAAGTTCTGCAACCCAAGAAGCAAAATTTATTATAGAAGATCAAGGTGGATTGTTGGAGTCATTAACAGGTACAGAAGAATTTCGTTTATTGGTTAAGACTGGATTGACTGATAGAACCTATTATTTTAGAACTTATCAAATAGAATCTCGTGTAAGAGTTGGTCAATCTACTGACTTCTTTCAGATTAATGCTTGTTCAAATGAATTTGTTAAAAATGAGGTTACTAATGTATTTGGTTCGAGTGAGAAAATTTTTAATAGTAAAATTAAATCGGAGGAGATTACTAGAGAATTATTAAAAAATAGAAAATATTTGAATACTAAGAAAAAGGTATTTCTAGAAGAGACTCTTAATAAACAAACATTTGTTGCTCCTAATTGGAGAGCAATTGATACAATTTTCTGGTGTGCCAATAGAAGTATACGTAAGAATCCTAAAGGAGGAACATTGCAGAATGGGTTCTTATTTTGGGAAAATGCTCTTGGATATAATTTCAAATCGATTGATAAAATTATTGATGATGTAAATGATAATGATGGAAAGAAAGATACTGATATGAAGAAAGGTATTGGTAAGTTGTATACTTATGTTTATCAACCTAAAAACTTTACGAAAGATGGTGATGATCAATATGCTATTGATACTATTACCTTTCCTGATGAGAAAAGTTATTTAATGGGATTAAGGCATGGCACTTGGTCTGGATATAGTGTTGGTTTTGATCCAGTTAATATAGTTAAATCTCGTTGGGGTGTTAGTACTGATATGAAAAAGGATGAGTATCGGTATGGTGTTAAGAAATTATGGAAAAAGATGTCTCATATTGGTAAATCTACTGCTATAAATCCAGTTAACAATATGGATGATGAAATCAAAAACATAGTTGACTTTCCTAAGAGGGTTCGTTATACTATGCTTCCTAACCAAATTTTTGACCCCAAGTATAAAAATAACCCACAATCAAATTATGAGGAGTTAGTTGAATTACAAGCATACCAATGGATGAGGATAGAAACCCTTAGAAACATTAGGATGGTTGTATCAGTTCCTGGTAATTTGGACTTATATGCTGGTAATGGTGTAAATGTTGATATGCCAGCTACAAAACTAGCTGGTGATAGACCAGCACCTGATAAGAAATATAGTGGTAAATGGGTTATTGCTGGAATTAATCATTCTGGTGTTGGTTCAAGTTCTAAAATGAAGACAGAATTGTTTTTATGTAAGGATTCGGTTAGTAAAAGATAAATAGTATTGTTACCTATTAGTAACGGAGACAAAAAATTATGACAACTATCGAACAACACATTCAAAAAGATAG